TCCGTATTTTTTTGTGTACTCCTCATAAAAAGCATCAAATTCTTTTTCTTCATCAGAGCGATCATCTTTGCTCTGCTCTCCATCTTGCTCTTCAAATTCGCCCTGCTCCTGAAAGTCAACCGCTTTATGGTTGCTCATGAATTCATCAAATAATTGAGCTTGCTCCTCGGAGAAAGAAGCCAAAAGCTTTTTGAGTGCTTCAGCTTGAGCTGGAATAATCTTCTTTTCTTCTTGGAATTTTTCTACCTTCATATCAACCTGTGTTTCATTGAACTTTTCTTGGACCCCCAAGAGTTTTTCAAGTTTTTCCTCGAGAGCATGGTATTTTTCTACAAGTTCACCCTCAAGCATTTCTTTTGCTTTGTTTAGGACCTCTTCAGAAAATTGCTCTTTACTTTCTGGCATTTTATTACCCCCTTTGTCTTCATAATCGCTGATATAACCATTTTCACTGAATAAGCGAGCACTTTTAATTTGTGGGAATGCTACAAATGAAACCTCTCTAATTTTATGAGGTTTAAATCCTTCTTCAGTATTTTTGAGGTAGAAAGAGACAGATAACTTTTTCATCAGTCCCATGTCAATTCTTTCTTGAATATTCTTATCCAGAATTTCAAGTCTCCCTATAAGTTTTCCGGCTTTGGAGAAAACCTCTCTGATATATCCAACTGTATGAAGTGCTGACTCAGAATGATCTATTTGAACTGGAATATCATCATCAGCAGAAAAGTTATCAACCAATGTTTTAATATCTTCCTCGGTGTATTCAACTCCTCGATGAACTCCAGTGGAAAATACCTCTGCTTCTCTGATGTATTTATTTTCTTGGGTTTCAATCTTTTCTCCAAAACTACCAATATAAAATAATTTTTCAGTCACTATACTCTTTCACCTCCTGAAAGGAATATTTTATGTGCCACTTTCCCTTTACACTTATACTTTTCAAAGGGTGTTTACAATGCTAAATTTATAAAATGTAAACACCATTTGAAAAGAACTAATGAGTTTTTCTTTAAGAGTTAATTCTAATTAGAATTTAACTAAATAGAAAAATCTATAAGAAATAATCATAAATAAAAATAAGGTTTAACTGTAGATGTAGAGTTAAACATAATTAGTTAAACCTTTATAGATATATAAAAATAAATAGTGAGATGGCTTTATATAGATGTAACTAATGAAGTTAAGCCAAATAGGGTTATTTTTTTTTATATATTATGTTGACACCATAGTATTACCATGGTAATATTTTATTAGCAAATATTTGATGAAACATTTGAAGGAAAGGAGCTTTAAAAAGTGGACACTCTTTTTGTTAAAGAGCAATTTGAAACAGCAAAAAAAAGCAAGTCATTTGTCAGAAACTATTGTCATTGATGTTAAAACGATTGAATGGCTTATTGAACAAGCTGAAAAGGTTGAATGGTATGAAAAAGCATTAAAAATAATTGTTGAAAAAAAACAGCGTGTGATGATACTTGGGATTTTGCCAATAGAGTTTTAAACGGTAAAGAAATGACAGGTTTCCCATACAGATTTAACCTTGACTAGCACAGGTATGGGGGATATATGATGTTAGCAAAATTACAGTTTTGGCTATTCAATAAAGGGTCAAATAAAGAGCATTCTATCTACGAATGTTTGGGGAATTTAGTACAAGACATTAGAACAAAACTTAATATGTAGTTCGGATTTAATGTTTGACTCAAAAATACGAGGGGGGAAAAGCTGAAACCATATTGATACAGGCTATAAAAAAAAAGGAGCCCCTTTCCTTAATGGAGAACAGGACTCTCGTTAGTTCCTCTATCAAAGTGGTTTTCAACCTTTGGGGCTTCCTTAAAGCTGATCTTCAGCTCTGGAACCTTCATAGCATACTCATCAATCACCAAGAAAGCGTCCCTTAGGGACTTGGTAACTCTGGCTTTCCTTCTTCTCATTTCCCAAGGGTCAAAGACCTCAAGTTCTGCTCTCCTAAGGAGTTCCTCAACCCTTTTATCTGCTGTTTTTATGTTAAAGCTGGGAGTGAACCATATTTCCACAGGAACACCCCCAAAATCTACCTTCAAGACCATTAGAATAACCCCCTCATAATAGCATAAGTCAATAAGAAATGTTCCTTATCCTCTCTATAAAACTTCATAGGGTCTTCATACATGGCTTGCATACCCATAGAGAGAACTTCTTGACCATAAAACCTGAGTGAGCTATTATTTCTCTCAGCTCTCCTATTTTGAACCTCTTCCCAGCCATATACTCTACCAACATAAGAGTTGTAAAAATCATCTGGAATAACATCCTCACCATGCCTTTTAGCCCATGGGATTTGTAAATTATTTGTTCTCCTCATGAAAAACTCCTCAATGAGCTGAGAAACCTCTACAGAATTCCAGTGCATAACATGTGCACTTTCATGAATAATAACTCCAGCGTTTCTTTCGTAAGGTCCAAAATGAATAGTACCTTCACTACCAATTGCATACGCTCTTAGGTTATCTTTGGAGAACCTTAATTTAATACCTGTTTTTGGTGCCAGCTTATCATCTACATACTTATCAATCCAAGCCTGACCATCCTTGAGGGCTTGCTGTAAACCAGTAGCATTTTTGTAGTTTACTGTCTTTGGTGGCTCTTTAATTTTAAAAAGAGCTTTTGCTTCTTTTGACCTCTTTACTGGCTTTAGACCATCCCAAGCAACTCCCGTGGCTGGTTTGTTATATACCAATATCAATTTGTGAATGAGGTCAACATATAGAGGGTCTTTTCCATGTTTATCAATAAACTTATCAACCAACTTTTTAGCTTTATCATAATCGGAAATACTCATGAGATCACCCATGAGATCATCAACAACATCTTTCATGGATGCATCCATGTAAAATTTATAAGAATTATTTTCAATATCAAACATTCCTGCTTTATCCCCTGAGTAGTACCCCCAATAAGTAAGTTCAACTGGCAAAGGTGCTTTTCTCAGCCCTGTTTCCCTTACAACCATAGATTCAGCCCTTTCAATAATTAAATGCAGTTTAATCTTTGGGTCCTTAACATTTTTAATAGCAACTTTAAAGCCATCATCATCAAGGGTCCTGATAATATCTGGGTCAGTAACTTCCTCAGGATTAATATACGATTTAACCTGAACAAGTGGCTCTTTCTTTTTATCTAATAGCTTTGGAAGGGGGCTTTTGAAATTAAAGCCATCTTCAGGAGCAAGGGATGTGTCAAAGTCTGCTTCCCACTCCTCATACTTTGTTACTGGCAACCATGTTGCCCTACATTGATAATGGTTTGGTGGGGTATATTCTGCTATGGTGGCTGAATCAGTGATGGCAATAATTTTACCATCTAAGTGCCTGCATAGGTCAGTTGTCCGAGTGTCCACAATTGCATCATACTGAAGGGCTTCCACAAAATCACCAGCTTCAGGGTCCAACCAGCGAGCTAAACGACCAGCGTTGTAAAATTTCCCTGTTTCCGTTCTGGCAATAGTCTGGGCATGAAAGTCACTTATCCAAGTGCCAACCGTCTGCTTTATCATTTCTTTCATTTCTTTGGGGGTTACACCCTCATCCAGACCATTTTCCAGTTGTGTCCTTATGCGTCTAATGACAGTTTCCTCGGTTATTACCCCAACCTCATAAGCATGCCGTCTTATAAAACGTCTGGCTTCTTCTGGGAGTACGACATCAAAATCATATCCCTCATTAATTATATCAGCTGTCCAGCTTTCTTCAAATTCATACAATTCTTTTAAACGCAACAATTCCATATGAGCCCTTAATATGCCTGTTTCGGTTGCTGTCAATACAAGCTTGTGAATTCCCTTATACCACTCTTTGGAGCTTGGCATTTTTAAGCTGAGGAGAATTCCCTGAACTTCTTCCGTATCACCTTTTTCATGTGCTTCAATAAGTTTTGGAATCACCCTCTCAATTCGTTTTATCATTTGTGCTTGACGTTTCTTATTGAGCTTCTGAGCAAAGGAAAGAAAAGAGGACTCTATTCGCTCAAAGTCATCAAAAATCTTTTGAGCGTCAGCCCTCTTTCTTCTCTCCTTAAACGTCAAGACTTTTTTGGGTAAAACCTCAGAAGCTCTTACTTTTTTACTTCAGTCTCACCAGAGTCATTCTCAGAGCCGTCAGAATTGCTTCTGTCGTCTTTTTCATCCTCCTGAGACTTATTACCTTTTGAACCATTTAAAGCGTCCCTGAGAGCCTTCTGACGCTCCTCAATCTCCCTTTTGGTTTCTTCAGACATAGCTGGGAATCCAAGTTCTTCACGAATCCACTCCTCTGAAGGAGCAATGACTTGCCCTTGAATCATCATCTGAAATACCCTTGCAAGTTTTTCCCTGTCCTCATCAGCCAATGGCTTAAAATTAAAACTTGGGTATCTTTTGGCATTCGGAAAGTTGAGATCAATGAGGGGACGAATAATTTCCTCCTCGATGAGTGCTTTCAGGTCCCTTTGGAGGGCTTGCAAGCGAATCATGAAAATGTCAAATTGGTTCCCTGACAGGGCATAGCTTCCTGATTGTCCCCTTGAAAGCCCCAAAAGCATTGGAGGAACCAGTAAGCTCTCCATGATCTTCCTGTCATGGTGCTCAATATAGCCCACAAAGTCAGCATTAGAGCCCTGAATAGCTTTAATATCATCGCCACCAGAAATAGCAAGCCCAGTGAGCCCATTAATCTTGGAAAGCAACTGTTTCATTTTACTTACGTCTTTAGCGTCCTGAACAGTTCCCACTAATAGAGGTGTGCCATATCGTTCATATGCAATATTTGCAAACCGGTACATTTTATCTTTAATATACCAGTGTTTGTACACTGTTCTTAATACAGAGTTACCATAAACATTTCCAAATTTTTTGTCATGAGCGTACCAAATAATTTTATTGGCTGGAATTTTGATCTGTTTGGAGCCCACATACTGTTTTACAAAAATAATATCTCCAAACCTATCAGTTTTTGCCTTGACAGTATGGGGGTTCAACACCTTCATTTTCTTAAGAATAATCTTTCCAGTAGCTTTGTCATACTCAAATACCTTTTCAGTTGCACTGAAGCCATACTCAAGAGCAGAAAGCATTTCTCCCAAAACATCCTCAACATTTCCTTTTATTTGTTCAAAATTTTCATTTATGAAATCAGCATATTTCTTTGTCTCTCTGTCATCTCCTGTGACAGTGAACCCTCTGGCTGTCGCTGAGAGCTTGATAATGTCAAGCCCAGCTTTCACCTGTCCATCTTTGAGCATTTTTTCATAGACATCCAAGTCAAAATCAGAGGGGTTAAAATCCTCAGAGTCGTACCTGTCGTACGTGTCGTCTTTATAAATACCAATCTCTTGAGCCAGCTTCATGAGTTCTTCTTCTTGCTCTTTCCTCTTTGTAGCAAATACATTCCAAGGAAGCTTATCAAATAGCCCCATTTTATTCCCTCCTGTTGGCTTCTGGTCCTGTTTGACAGGAATCCACCTTTTTAGTTATAATTGTTTATTTATGTTTCATAAGTTCTTTTCTAGTAGCGTTTACCACTCATTTTCACTGGGGAGATTTCCCATATCCTCAAATAGATCACTTTCCCAGCTGTCTCTTTCAATTCCATCCCAGTCAAATCTGTTTGCTACCTCATACAATCCTTCCCTGACATAGTTCAAGCTATGGAAAGCATCATCTGGGGTGCTGTGATCATATAGTTTGCGACCTGTTGAAGTAGTGCTTTCCGTAAATTTCAGCTCAAGGGCTGTCCAGTGATCAAAGAAGTATTCAACCTCCTCTGGATTCTTGTATGGAATGACCAACTCACCTTTGTGGAACATATCCACCATTTTATCCATGGAGTAAGTACGATCTACTTGGAGGGTGTAATTTCCTTTGTATTCCCGCTTTTTGGGGTCATTCACATAAGAGACATAACGACAAGCAATTGCATCCCTTCCGTAAGCTTCATAAAGTTTCTGAGCTTCATAGGAACCATAACCAATGTCGCCAACAATCTTTTCAACATTGAATCTTTCCTTAAGACCCATAATGTGAGCCACAAGCTCCTCATGGTTGTCTATGGAGCAATTTTCAATGTAGTCAATAATGAGTTTTTTCTTCCCTTTGTGAAGCCCCATATGACCAATGGTGATAATGGTCTTAGACTTACCTCCTGAACCATAGTCAACCCCCATCACAGTTGGAGTAGGTGAGAATTTCTTCAGAGAAAGACTTCTGTCAGTGTTCACCAATACATCCTCATAGGAAATTGGCTGTTCATTTCCAGAGTAGAACTCACCAAGGACCTCATTATGAAACGTCATTGTGTCCATTGTTTTAAAATCTCTCCAAATCTGGTTGGCACTTATCCAAGGCATGTTGAGTTGACTGAAGAGATAACCGGAATACATTTTGTTATGTGGCTTGGTGGGAATCCACTCCCCATTTTCCCTGTTCAGTTCCTTCTCGCATTCCAAACAGCCAAAATATCTGCGCTCTTTGTCTGTTCCCTCGTTCTGCACCATGACATTTTTCATGGTCATGAATTGCTTATATCCACACTCCTCACAGGTGATACACCATTTTTTTTGATCAGATTGACCCCAAAGGACACGATCATAATAAGACCCCTTCTGCTTGGGTGTACCTGTGTAGAAACACTTTCCATTTAACTCAGTGGCTGGGTCCTTGATCTCACTATGGGAGACAGACTTTTCAATGGACTCAATAGCTGTTTGGGTAATGTCTTGCACCTCGTCAAACATAACTATATCCCCAGCAATCCCCCTAAGAGCGTCCCCCTCAGCCCACGCTGAACCAAAGTAAAAAACTGTCTTGTTGCTTATCCCTATCGCTGTTTTTGCATCTCTCTTGGGATCTATAGAGTTTTCGAGAATACTATTAATTGAGTCTGCAATGGCTTTTCTGAAACGATCATTGACAAACCTTGTAACCTGTTCGTTTCTTGGGGCTGTATAGGTTATGGTTGTATGTGGTCTGGTCCAACCATGATAAATAAGCTTTCTGCAAACTGTCTCAGATTTTTCTACCTGACGACCCGCCACAATGACAACCCTTGGGTGTGGGTCTCGGTAGACATCAAAAAGATGTTTTCTATGCTTGAACCTGAATGGCTTCCCCTTGACTGTTCCAGTTTTTTCAGTGAACTTGATAGGGTCCTTCAGGACATTTCTGGCGTTGTATAGTTGCTGAGCTTCCATTGTTTCACCTCCATGGAAAAAATATTTTAGATTGTTGTTGACTACTTTTGTATTACTGTGGTAATATTTTATTAACAAAAAAAAGGAGCTGAATCAGTGGTGGAAAACTTAGATATTGACAATATTCTTGAGAACTTCCCTGAGTGCACTAACCAGAGTTGGTACAAAATAAAGTCACCTTATAAGTTTACTAATGAGGAAATCCTTGATTGGAAATATGGCAATGATTATTATAAGTTTGTTGGAATAGAGCCAACCCCTTGAGGTGGCTTTTTTTTGTTCTCTCCTTAAAATTTCCTTATAGAAAAAATTTTTTATAAAAAAAATTGAGGTGGACCTCAATCGTACCCCCTACCCCTTTTTGATTAAGGGGGGTGGGCTCCCAGAGGGAGCTCGTAGAGGGAATTCTCCCAGAGGTTGAGGGAAATTCCTTAATATAAAATATTATTTCTAAAAATGTCACTATGCGAGTGCGAGAGACCCCCCACCAGTCATAATTTCTGAACCAGCCCCAGAGAAACCATCCAGAGGTTTTCCTCCCTGAGCTGACCCTCCAGAGACCACATTTTCAACCACTTCTCTAGTTGTAAAGTGGTCTGTTAGCCTTCATCATTCATGAACAACAGAGCAATGTCTCCTTTGTTTGCATTATCTTTATGGTCCTTACTGATGTTGAACTTTCTATCAAGCCCAAGAGTCTGCATATATCGCATAAACTTGGTATCATAGTCATTGTAAGACTCGCTCTCATCAAGCACCTCACCAGCTTCAGCTATCTCTTTACGCTGGTTCAGAATGAAGTTCCTTAGGGCTCTATCAAGTGCAAGAATATTGATGGGGTCCAGATCAAGCTCCTCAATATAGTAGTTCATAAAGCCCTCATAAAATTCAGCTTCTTCTTTGGTCATAACAAACCTAGAATAGAGACCATGAATAAGCCTTGCTCTGGGGTCCAGATTGGCAAGTGCCCTTTTCTTGCCTTCCTCAGTAGTTGGACCTGTACAAAGCCCTCCATGTCTGGAACATCTCCCGTTAGTGGACCCTTCAGCGGGCTTGTTAGAACATATCTTTCCAGTTTTCTTGTCGATGGCTCCACAAATAATGTCCACCTTTTTAAGTTCAGTTCTCAGAGCTTCTGCTCTTGATCTGCGACTCTTGGGGTACTTCATATTGTTTATCTCCTCTACTTCCTTCAGGAGCCTCGTTTGCATCATTTTGGCTATTCGCTTATCATCTTTTTTACTCATAGTAATTTCCTCCTTTTGGATTTCAGGTCTATACAGATGGAAACTCTGGGGGGTGGACATGGGGGTTTTACCCTCATTAGTTCCCTTCCTTAGTCACCCCCCATAGATCACCTTCCACGCAAACCCTTATCACCACTGCAACCAACAAGTTTCACCTTAACAAACCAGATCAACAAGCTGACCCAACAAATGAACCAATAAGTCCGCCTCAAAATCTAAAAATAAAAGGTAAATTTTCAACAAATTTTTAGTCTCAACTTAGTTAATGCAATATCTGTTTTTCTCTTTGTTCCCTTATTTGTTGTTCTTGAGCTATTTCAATATAAGTAAATAAAAGAGCTGGGTTCTTTAGAATCAGCTCTCTTTCTTCCTTCTCATATAAAAAGAATCCATATTCAGCTCCATAGTATTTCTTAAAGAGTTTACACCTTCTTAAGCTTTTCTTATCCATGTACCCCTTAACTTCAATCCAAACATTATACTCGGGGAGGAAAAAATCCGGAAGATAGCTTTCATGTTCAACACTAAAATAAAACCTTTTTGTCTCATACTTGAATTTGATTCCCAGATCATCCATAAGCTCAGCGAGCTCAACCTCCCATGAACTCCTGAATGTCATTCTAAGTTGCTGGCTCACGAATTTTCTTCCGTTATCTTTCTTTTTATTGTTAAGCTGTTTGACTCTCCGAATAGCTTCAATTCTATTAGGGAACACCTCAGAGCTACCTGATAAGTACCAATTTCCATCTACCTCATGAATCATCTTGATGTTCAGCTTTATCATCCCCTGTCCGTTTACGGACTGTCTGTTTCTATCTTGTTGCAACTTCTTTTCTGTTTCATATGATTTTTTTTAAGGGAAACTTATTTTTTTTATTTATGTTTTCTATTTGTGTTGCTCTATTTTGTTAGACTTTCACAGGTGAACTTTGAAAGTACAATACATAAGATACTTTTCAAAAGGTGTTTACATAAAAAAAAAGAGCCCTGAGGGCTCATTGCTTTATTACTGTCACATATCTTGCATAGCTGTAGCCTTGGGGGTCAACCACAATCATTTCTTTTGCTTTTGGAGTTGTGATTCCAATGCACATCCTAAAAGTACCATTGGCGGTACAGTACGTGCCACCTTTTCCTGCTAACCATTCATATGTTATTAGAAAATCCTTTTTAAAATCTTTGAACTCCTCTTCTGTCATCAGCACCAGTTCAGTGACCTTGAAGGTTTCCCTTCTGATATTCCATTCTGGGGAAATTACTCGCTCCTCCCACATTTTCACGGTTTTCACATTGCAAGCAAATTTCCCTTCCATGATCTCCCCACTGGTTTTGAGTAATTTCATCTGAATTTCCCCCCCCGATTTGTTTAATGAATGGGCTTTCTCAACCCCCTTAGTTGTACGGTGCGTCAATCTCTTGGTATTTTTGAATGAACTCTTGCTCTGTTGTAATCTTGTTAGTTACTACCTCGTCAGCGTTTGACCAGTTGCCACCACCCAGATCAACATATGAGAGGATTTTTGTTCCAAAGATTGACTCCTGATAGATGATTGTTTCCATTTGTATCAGCTCCCTTTGTTTTGTTGGGCTCTCTACCATTAATTAAATATTACCGAGGTATTACTATGGTGTAAACGACTTTTATAAAATATTTTTGAGAGAAAATAAAAAGCCAGCTCAATCAGCCAGCTTAAAACTCTTTTATTATTCTCCAGTCTCCCACCTTGAGAGCTACAGAAGCTTGCTCCCAAGTGTATTCAACAATATGGGGACCATTATGATCTTCCCAACCAACCAGTACAGGCTCCTGTGGGGACCTGACGTTGACTATAAAGATTTCTTTTACCTTTGGATGTTTGTGTTCCATGTAAAAGTTTGTGTTTTGTTTCATTTGAATCTCTCCTTTGATTTGTTTGGGCTCTCTCAACCCTACCACGATATTAACACAGTCATACCAAAATGTAAAGTTAAATATCCTTTAATGCTTTGATTTTTTTAACTGAAAAATCAAAATGGACATAGTTCTTTGTGTTGTCATTCTGCTCTTCTAAGCTCTGGAAATTCTTTTCGGGGTCATTTACATGGTCATTGTAACAAAAAGCTCTGTAGTCATACAGAATATGAAGAATATCCCTTGGGAATAGCTCCTCACCAATCCTTTGTGGGTTAAAACAAAAGCCATGTACATGGAGAGCTATATCATCCAAGTGGTCCCTGAGATGTTTGGCAAGCTCTCTGTATCTGTAGTGCTCAAGACAGCCATACTTATAAGCTGTCTCAGGAGTTCCTAGCTCCTCAACAAACTTCAGGAAAGTGTCAAGACCATCTTTCAATGTGCTGATAAAAAGTTCTTTATTGTTTTTATTGATCATCTTGTCATATCTCATGGTAATCCCCCTTTGATTTGTTTTGATCTTCTTAAGACTTACTTTAATATTACCATGGTAATACTTATGGGTCAATGTTTTTTTTATATATGCAATTCGTGTATTTTGCTTTATAATGTTTTTGGGTGCACCCCCTTTGATTTGTTTAATGGTGGGGAGTGGGCGGGTTCCTCTCTCAGGCTCTCCCTTTTCAACCTCCCCACCAAAAAAAAAAAAAAAGAGCCCTACAGAGCTCCTTATTCATCTTTTTTATGCAGTTCGTTGTACTCCTCAAAACCTTGCTGATATTTCTCAAGCAAGCCTTTAGAGCCATTTTCCATATCTCTTTGGATTAATCTTTTAACATATGTGGAAAAATACTTGTGCTGTTGAGCGTACTGATAAAGAGCGTACTCGATTGGATCAGCGGTGTTGAATGCTACAGATTTAACTTTTTTCATTTTTACATTACCCCTTTGATTTGATTTTACATTGATAGGTGAATTTTTATCCTTCCCGGTTCCTGCTTTGATTATACTATAGTATTACCAGAGGTTCAATAATGTTTACAAAAAAAAAATCCACTATTTGCGTAATTTTTTTTCGACATAAAAAAAAGGTGAACTCCTGAGAGTCACCTTTATAACTTGTTGAGCGGGTTATATTTATCGTTATCGTTTGCCACTTCATTTCCCCAGAATTGTAAATACCTTTCTGTAGTCTTAATGGAACTATGTCTGAGCACTCTTGCCAATGTGGAAATATCCCCACCATTTTGAATCCACGTTTTGGCAAAGTAATGTCTGCATGAATGAGCTGAACATCTTGTTTCTGGAAACTCCATTCTCTGAGCCAATCGCTTGAACCAGCACTTGAGACCATTAACCGTCAAAGCATCCCCTCTGGCATTCACAAAAACGCTTTGTGGTAGCTTTTCAAAGGTTTTAATACAATAACCTTCCCAATATTTTAACTCCTCACAAAGGCGTTCTGAAAGGGGAACAGCTTCCTCTCTTCTCATCTTTCCAAATACCTTTAAGGTTCGATTTTTGAGGTCAACATCTTTCCATTTCAATGATATGAGTTCACTGGCTCTTAGTCCAGTACCAATGAGGGTTAAGAAAATGGTGTGGTTCCTGACAGCATAGAAGCTGTCTTCTTTACGCTTCATCCTTCTTAAGTATGACAATATTTGCTTAACCTCATCATCTGTAAATGTCTTAATTCTTATGTCCTCACGTACCCTTTTTACGTTATCGGTTGGATTTTCATCAAGAATGCCCTCAGAAACAAGGAAATTGAAAAATGCCCTAAATAGCTTTCTTTTTGTGTTTATACTCGTTGGATTGTTACCCTTTTTGTTTTTACACATATTGAGATAGCCTTTCAGAACCCTGCTGGTAACGTCATTAATCCTTTCCAGACCATTTCCCTCACAGTATTTCTGGAAGTCATCAAAAAGCATTCCGTAAGCCTTGAGGGTGTTCTCTGAGAGATTTTCAAACTCCTTTTCCGACAAAAATTCTTTCATAGCAAACCTGATGAGCAT